TACTTCCTCATCAGGATGTTCTTTAGCATATCGTAGAATATCACCAATAGGTGCTTTTGAAGGTTCAATTCTTGTTTTTAACGGGAGGTATTTTTTATAAAGTTCCCAAATCTGGATAGATTCACCTTGAGAAATACCATCACGCTCACCGCCACCCACATAGATGATAATATCATCAATTTCAGGGTTTTGTTCAGCTGCTTTTTCGACAACATTATAATGTCCTTTTGTTGGTGGTTTAAATCCACCACCATAAATAGCGGTGACCTTTTTGTTTTCAACTTCCAAAAGGTCTTCTAATAAGACTTTGGTAAGTGAATTCATTATTGTTTTAGCTTTTGAATTTTTTCTTTAGCAGCTTCTTTTTTCTCTTCAATATCTTTTTTAGCTGAACGAAAAGCTTCCATAGCATCTTCCATTTCTTTAAGCTGCATTTCGTATTCTTTTAAAGCTTCAGTAGCATGACGATTGGCCTCAGATTTGTTTTTATAAACACCTTTAGTTTCATCCATTTTTATTTCGTCAAATACTGTGGCTTCGTAAACCATACCTTCTTTGGTTATACCTTTACTAGGTTTTTTAACTACAAAGAATTTACCTACTTCATCTACTACAGATGGTGATACTTCTTTAATTGGGTTTTTAACCTCGGTTTTTTCTACTTCGTTTAATAATTCAGTTAATTTCATGATTGTAAGAATTGTGTTATTTTAGATTGAGCTTCTTCAGGTGAAACAATATGTTGTAAATGTTGTTCTACCTTTCCTTTAGACATTAAATCTTTAATGTCATCATTTGTTTTTTGTAATTGTTTTTCTGCTGATTTTTGTTGAGCAGGAGTTTTTGGTTTTGTATCTTTTGGAGCAAAAGGTTCAAGATATGTTTTTATAATATCATCTAAACTTTTAGCATCAACTAATTCTTTATCTTTAGTTGTTGCTATAAAATTGCCTCCAAATAAATTAAGATATGGAATAAAGTTTTTAGTTACATTAACCCATGTTTGCATTACAATTCCGGGCATTAAACTACGGTCTTCACCTTTAGAACGTTCAAATCTATCTTCGTTTTTGCGCAATGATTTCTCTAATGAAGAATAAACATAAACCATTAAAACTTCATAACCTGCATTTTCAAGAGTATTTTTTAAATCCTCTGTTTTCTTATATGATGCGGCTGTGCCGTCAATTACAATATGATTATTTTGTTGAATTTCTTGATTAAGTTCGTCCTGATAGGTTTTTTGGGCTTTTTGCATAGCAACAGCTGCTTTACTTCTATCTTCAGGACCTGCTTTTTTTAAATCAAGTGAAACTTCTAAATCTTTAAGATTTTGAATGAAATGATCATCAATATTTAATGTTTTAATTCCTGCATCAGAAATTAGATCACCAACAATTGAGGATTTACCCGCGCCTGGGGCTCCAGCCAAAATGATAGCTTTCGGTGAAGAGCTCACCTCTTTAAGTAGGGTAACTAAAGAAATCATTAACGCGCGTTTTGAATATAAATATTACGTCTTTTATTCCTCAATAAAAGGCATAGTAACTACGTGATCAGCATTGATATATTCTACTTTCCCAGCACAACCATTATATTTAGGCCATTCTGGGTTTGGGAGGACTTCAAAGTAGCATTTATCATCATGGATATAAATGAGTTTACCTAAATAAGTAGGTAATAGACATGTACGAACAGTACGTCCTATTAATTTATTTAAATTATTATGAAGTTTATGACGCACAGTAACTTTGTGACGTCCCATATACATGTATTCGTAATCAGCCATTATTTTTCTTTTTTAGATAATAGTTAAAAGTACGATTAAATGTCCAAAACTTTTCACGTTGTTTATTCGTGCCAGTATTATAAAATGATGATTTTTGTTCTTTGAACTCGTTTACTAAAGCTTCAACGACTTGTTCTTTTGTATTAAATTGCATAACTTTTATTTTTAATAACCCATTTCCATTTGTAAATCACGTTTCTCTTTTTCTACCTCAGAGTATACGTTAAGATTTAAATAAGTATTATTCCATGTATTATGGAACAAATATGCTTCAGCCATTTTAGGCATAAGTTGCATACACATATCACGTTCTTCTTGGTTCAACACTTCTTTGTTGTACATCAACTCTTGAGCTGCTTGGAAATCATAATTTTCTAACATAACCTTTATTTTTATCAATCTTACCTTGTAAATGTACGAAGGGGCTTTCGCCCCTCCAAAATTTTCATATGACGCTTTCAATCTTTTCTTTTAACTTGTGTCTTGAATTCAGTAAATACAGGTGCTTCGTTTGGATTTTCTAAATCAAATAAACGTTTTACTGTTTTAAAAATTTCAATATTTTCTTCTTGTGTACGAGATGGTAAAATCATTTCCCATCCTTTACCTTGCATTTTATCTTTTGAACCTTTACGTTTGGAAGATTTTAACCACAAGATACCTGTTTTATCAGGTTTAACACCAAAACATTCCTCGTAACAATGAGCATAAACAGCTGCTTGTAATTCATAAGTAGTTTGAATATGATTAGAGGTTTTATGGTCAATAATCCATAAAGAATTATCAATTCTACAAACTAAATCTGTTGTTCCTGCTACTTTAAGTGTATCTGAGTAAAGATGAATTTCTTGGTCAATTAATTCGGGTTTATATGTTTCCCAGAAATCAACAAAACGTAAAAACATTTGCCAAATATTTGGGTCATACTGAGGATTACCAAATTGATTTAGAAAGTTCATTTCTTTACCTTCTAAATATTCCTCAATCATTTCGTGTACTTTAGTTCCATCCTCAGCTGCTTTTTTTACAATGTAATCTGCTGATCGACCCATATTTTTAAGCCATTCTTCAAAGTGTTTACCTTTTGGATAAGAACCTAAAACGTGAGTAATTGATGGATAATATTCTCCATTTCGTCTGTAGTATCTGGAATCTGGAAGAGTGATTTGTTTTGCATCTTCTGAGATTTCAAGGATACGATTGTTGACTACTTTTACATTTCTTTTTTTCATAAGAATAATTTTTTCTCAAGTAAACCTGAGAAGGTTAAGGGGTAAGTTTCTTGTATAAGTTTTGTAAAATTATTAAATCCCATTTCACTTGGGTCTTTATCTTGCATATCAACTAGATATACTTCTTTTCCTTCCTGCATTAATTTTTCACAGAAATCTAAAGCTTGTTTTTGAGCATCTTTATCAAGTGCAATATAAATTTTTTCAACCGAAGACATTACTATCTTCTTCATCAATTTTGTTTGTATATTTTTGCCTAGTAGCGGTATAACATTTCTTTTAATGGAGATGGCGTCAAATGGTCCTTCGCACAATATAAGCGGTAATTCCCAGTTTATAAACAACTCAAATGGTATGATATCACGCGATACTGATGGGTTTCTATATTTTACTGAGGGTTCTTTTTCAAATGAACGACCTGTAAAATAATTTATAGTTCCTCGTTCATCAAACGAAGGAATAATAACCATGTTAGCATATCTTCCTGTTTCACAATACCCAATACCGTACTTTAAAATGTCTTCTTCGGTAATACCTCTAGATTTAATATAGGCAAGAGCATGTCTTCCCATAATATTAGATTTCTGAATGTTAGTAAGGAGTTTAAATTCTTTAGGAAGAGTAACTTTAGTTTCTACTTGAACATCAGTTTCAGGCCCAACATATTTTACAATAGCTTTTAGTTCAGCCATTGTTTCAGGTGGTACTTCTACTGCTTTAAATAATTGATAAAGTTTTTTACCTTTTTTATCACAAACCCAACAGTGCCAAGGATTTTCACCTTTAGAATTTTCAGACATATTAACCTCTAATTTTGGTTTATGGTGTTTACATAACGGACAATGGTAAGCATAGTTACCTCTAGCCGTTTGTTTACCAAAACCAAGCACAGAATTAGTCAGTGCAACTAAAGATTGATTTATCATAACGATAATATACTAATCTTCGTTTGCTACTCCAAAGTCACGTGTAAAAAATTTTCCTAGGATATTGTCGTTAAAATAGGTTTCGGGATATTCTAAAACTCCCATCATAAAAAGATACTTACATTCATAATAAGTTAATAATTTTTTATTATTAACTACCTTAAGAATTTCTCGTTTAAATTCGTCTTGTTTACCTTCTTTAAGAAGTGCTTGAACAGGTTTAGCAGAACCAAAATATGTTTTCCAATCGCTTTCTTTTGAAACTACTTTTGAGGTAGGTTTGCGACCCGGTCCGGTTTGTTCCGCTAATTCTTTTTTGGTTAATTTGCGCTTTATATTGTGGTATAGCGATTTTTTCCCAATATATGCACGGTTGCTCGGAATATGAGTAGTCACATATATAAAACCAAAACTATCTTGAGGTAATTCTTCTATTGAGGTAACCTCTTTACCTTCGTATAACCAATTTCTCATAAAATTTTTAAATATTAAACTTGTAAGTAACCTGTGTAGACTACATTTCCTTGATAACCGTTGGTTGTATCAGTAAAAACTATATCATTAGTTCCAGCATCCCATGTAACTATAATAGAAGCACCAGGGTCATCAGTGGCATTTGCTGTTATAAATAAGTCATTGCCTATTCCATTAGGAAGTGGAAGAGCGGGAAAATTTGCTACCCAGTCAACAGATGCCGAAGTAAAACCAATTGTTGAAAAAGCAGCATATCCAACAATAGCATACATATCTCTTAAAGATCCTCCTTGAGGAGTTACTTTTACAAAATCTGAATTGGCTGAATTTGAAGCATAAGATGCAGTAATAGCAAAAGAAGAAGTTGTTGCACGAGAAGCTGTAACTGTAAGGTTATTAGTAGCAGCATTATATTCTAAAAGAGAAGCTACTTTAGGAAAACGAGTACCAGCTTGATCAACAAATGTTAAATAATGTGTACCACCACCTGTAACTGCTGTAGTGATTGCTGAAGCTGTACTTGCGAAACTTGCGGAT